CACAGGTAGCGCTGACCGTCGCGGTAACTACAACGTAGGCGTGACCTACCGCAAAGAGTTTTAATTATGGATAATAACCAAAAAAGATACCAATCCCCACGTGATGCGGACGAGTCTGTAGAGAAAAGCCGTGAACGATTGATGGACGAAATGATGATGGACTATCTCCATAAGAATTTCTTAGGCCCTCAACCTACTCCTCGCATGAATGAGAATGACATGATGGCAGGTAAAAATACCCGCCGAGATAAACCACAAAAGAGAGCCTAACCCATGCCCCTACCTTTACCTCTTATAGGAGCTTTAGCTACTGCAGCAGGCGCAGCCACGCTAGGTATAGCTGCGGTTGAACTTAACGAGTATAAGAAACTTAGTGATTACATGAAAACAGACGAGTACAAGAAACGGTACGCCTCTCCAAGATCTGCTTCTGCGTCCGCTGAAAAACCAAAAGAGTAAAAGAAAGAATTAACGATGAAAAAAGCATACTACAATGGCCCCCTACGCCGCCAAGAAGGTACTCCTGCTGGTCAAGGTGGAGAGCGTCGCTACAACGAGAATACCGTAGACCAGTACGAAAATGCAGTGGATAGGTTTGTTAACGGGCAGTTTGAAACTAAAGAACAGAAAGATGCCGCTCGAACGGAGATGATGCTTCTTGAAAGACAACTTCCTGATCCCGTTGCAAAAGAGGCGTACAGACGGGTCTTAAAGGATAGACGCGGTACTGGCGACCTATCCTACAACAACGATAAGAACGGTGTTTAGTGGCTACCAAGTCTAAAACCGTACCCGCTAACCTGATCTTCAAGAACAAGATCCGCCGTAAGGGTCGGCACTCCAAAAGCCCCAACAAGCAGTACAAACCCAAGTCTCATTTCGCGTGATATGTCCGATGAAGAATCAAACAACGGTGAGGAAGCTCCAAAACGCAAACGTGGTCGTCCCCCGAAAGACCCAAATGCGCCTAAGAGCCCCTATCGCCTATCAAGCACTGAGCGAGCACGCCGCGAAACTCAGCGACGAATCCGAAATAATGCTAAGAAAGCTAAAAAACTTGAAGGACAGGCTAAACGCTATCGTCAGGTAGTCCGAGAACAAAAAAAAGCAGCGGGACTTGTAGAAAATGCTCTCAACAATCAAAAAAGCACGGTTATTGATCAAGGAAAAATTGACAACCTACCTAAGTCAGTCCGAGATCTCGTTGAAGATTCTGAAGTGGTATTTCGGCCTAATGACGGCCCTCAATACGATTTTCTCTCGGCTCCGGAACAAGACGTACTTTATGGGGGTGCCGCAGGAGGGGGTAAATCTTTTGCCCTACTTGCTGATCCTCTTAGGTATTGTCATAATCCTAACTTCCGCGGACTACTACTGCGCCGCACCCTAGATGAACTAACCGAACTTATCGACAAGTCTCGTCAGCTTTACACCAAAGCATTTCCCGGCGCTACCTTCAAGGAATCCAAGTCCACGTGGCACTTCCCCTCTGGGGCTACTCTCTGGTTCACCTATCTCGAAAAAGACCGCGACGTAACCCGCTTTCAGGGTCAAGCATTTGCGTGGATAGGTATCGATGAGATTACCCAGTACCCTACCCCTTACGTATGGGACTACCTGCGTTCTCGCCTTCGTACGACCGATAATGAGCTAATGGGTAGCTTGTCGATGCGCTGTACGGCGAACCCCGGTGGGGTAGGCGGCTGGTGGGTCAAGAAGATGTACATCGATGCGGCACCTCACAACACGACCTTTGGTGCGTCGGACATCGAAACAGGTAAAACATTTGTATGGCCTCAAGGCCACCCTAAAGAGGGTCAACCTCTATTTTATCGACGGTTTATCCCCGCACGTCTGACTGACAACCCCTATCTTATGGCAGACGGACAGTACGAGGCGATGCTACGCTCCCTCCCAGAGGTCGAGCGAAAGCGACTCCTCGAAGGGGACTGGGACGTTGCAGAAGGTGCAGCGTTCCCAGAGTTCTCACGGGTACGGCACGTGGTAGATCCTATCGAGCTACCTACCAACTGGCCCCGCATCCGAGCAGCCGACTACGGCTACAGCTCTCCTTCGTGTGTCCTTTGGGGCGCTATTGACTGGGACAACAATATCTGGGTGTACCGTGAGTTGTATGGTAAGGGAATGACAGGAGAGGAGCTTGCCCAAAAGATTATGGAGGCAGAGGCAGATGACCCCGCCCCACATTACACTGTACTTGATTCTTCGTGCTGGAATAAAACGGGTCTTGGCCCCTCTATCGCGGAAACAATGATACGGTGTGGCGTACGATGGACACCATCAGATCGCAATCGAGTAGCAGGCAAGATGGAGATACACCGCAGGTTGGCGGATGATCCACACTCCGAGCAGCCGCGCATGAAGATATTCAGTACCTGCCAGAACATTGTCAAACAGCTTGCAGGTATTCCGCTGTCAAAAACAAACAGCGAAGACGTAGACACCAAAGCAGAAGATCACGCATACGATGCGCTCCGCTACATGGTGATGACCCGCACATCGGGCTACGCATCAATACACAGTCAATTAAGAGGAATTAAGGACAGGGCGTATCAACCGATGGACGCCACATTCGGATACTAGGACATGGCAGAACTAGCAGACAAACTACGCAACAAGACGCTTACGGTAGGAGAGGCACTAGACCTCGCCACCAAAGATGCTCCCCGATCGCGTATCAATAATATCAAATCTTTTGGCAATAAGCTAAAAAGGCTTGGTATCGAGGACTCTGCTCCGTTCTCATCTATCGGTGAAGCAGCCAACTTGGAGCTTTTAGCTCAAGAAAAAGGTGAACCATTCAAGGCACTGACAACTGTACAAAACGCGGTTAACAAAGCTGCTGCTGCTCAGGATATCGAAAATCCGTTCCCCGACTATTCTGCGAAGGCACAATCTGCAGGATTGGTTGAGGGCAAACAAAAAAGAGGATCATTAGCATTTAAAGGTGTTCCCGAATCAAAGTTCAGTATGCCAGCCATTCTGGAGGCAATCAAAAATATTGAGGACCCGGACACTCGCGCTGCAGTTGCTTTTAATGCCCTCATACCTCTTCGCGTAGGAGGAGAAAACGGCCTTACCTCATTAACATTTGATGATATTGACCTTGATAACGGAGTCATTCGTGCAGCAGGTTCAGGTAAAAAATACAGACCTGAAATTGTTTTGCCTCCCGTTGCTCGTGCCATCCTTGAAGATCAAGCTGCACAGGCTAAAGCGCAGGGACGCTCGCGTATATTCAATACGACGCGAGAGAAAATGACGAAAGCCGTAAACGCCCCCGGGGGTATGAGGGATGCGTTTGCTGAATTTGAACGTCGCATGGGTAGAAAACTTGCTGGTATCAAAGACCTCCGTAAGATTATCCCATCAATTCTCGCGTATGAACTAGGGTACAAAAACCTAGTAAGTAAAATTCTAGGTCATGAAAGCCCATCTGCCATTATGGGTGAAATGGCAAAGATGACATCCGACTATTACACCTCTCCCGTTTTTAAGATTGACGAGGTTGAACCAGAAACAGTTGCTCTACGTGCTGTTGAAAATATTTTTGCTTCCACAGCTAATATGGAGGACTTGCGAGAGCTTCCCTTAGAGATGAATGTCTCTGCAACTAAAGTAACTGAAAGCAATCAAAAATTTCCTGTTGTACCACAGGGGCAAGATTTACTAGAAGGCTCTACACCGATTCCCTCAACCCCTGAAGATGAAGAGATTCTTCAGGCTAGGCGAGAAAAACAGCTAAAAGAAATAGCGGCACAAGGAGCAGAAGCTGAAGCGAGAGAAGAAGCTGCTCGTCGCCGTGCTCAAGAAGAACGCTTGAAGCAAGCAGAACTGACACCAGAACAAGAAGAGAAACTGGCACGTCAACGCTTGTCTAGACAAGAAGCTACCCAGAAAGTTAAAGCAGAAGCCGAAGCAGAAGAGCGTAAAGCAGCACAAAATGCGGTTAACGCGAAAGTACAACCTAATCCCAATGCTATGGAATCTGCTCGCGCTCGTAAAGCTCTTATGGATCAAATTAAAAACGTCGGAGGTAAAGCTCTTAAAGGTTTAGGCATCTACGCTACAGGGGAAGCCCTGTACCGTTCTCAAGCTGCAGCACGGGAAGGTAGGATAGGTGAAGCCGTCGGATTCGGTTTGGAAGCATTGGGTGCTCCTGTACCTTTAGGTGAAATGGCAGCAGGTCAACAGCAACTTCGAGAAACACAAGAGCGTGCAAGACAATACGGGTCCGTCCCTGTATTTGATACTGAAAAATTATTCGGTCGTGGTAAACAAGAGGAGTCACCACAACCGAGTACCAAAGATCAAATGGATTCTTTGGGAATATCCCCAGACTCTTCATACCCATAACGCATTTAGGAGTAGACAAAATGCCAATGAACAACTATAATTATGGTGCAGGCTACATCATGGGCCAAGACAAGCAATCAGTTGACGCCAAAACAGGCGAAAATCAACTGTACCGTCAAGGTCTCGAGTTCGATACTCGCGCCAAAACGGGCGTACTTACCGAAGACATGCCTAAAAAACAAACTAAGCCTACAGATACTGGCATGCTCAAAATGGCTGATGATTACAGCCTGTACAACACGAGCGGCAAGTAATACCTAATCCCAAAGGGGACTCTTAATGGCATCTGATGGAATGTACAGCTCGGCTGATGATGATCAGCCCAGCGAGATCAAAAACGTCGAAGAAAAAGCCCCCGGACTTGCTGGATTGATTCAAGAACGGTTCCGTGCAGCGGAAGTCGGACGGTACAATCATGAACAGCGGTGGCTACAAGCCTATAAAAACTTCCGGGGTAACTTCAACGACGGCAGTACCCAGTACCGCGATTCTGAGCGGTCAAAGGTCTTTCTCAAGATCACTAAGACGAAAGTCTTGGCGGCGTATGGTCAGATCGTGGACATTCTGTTTGCTAACAAGCGTTTCCCCTTGTCGGTTGAATCAACCCCAGTGCCTGAAGGTATTGCGGAGTTTGCTCATCTACAGACACCACTCGACGAAGTAGCTCCTCTTTCTGACCCTTTTGGATACGCAGGAGACGGGCGGGACCTTCCCCCCGGCGCTTTAGAGGCTACCGAACCTAATAAAGACTTCTTAGGAGGCTTAAAAAACGAGTACGGGCAGTTACCTCTTGCAGAGGGACGCTCTCGTATGGGAGAACCGCAGATCTCTCCTGCAGCCGAAGCAGCTCGTCGTATGGAAAAGATGATCCACGACCAGCTACTCGACACCAACGCAGTCAACGTACTTCGTTCTGCCGTGTTCGAGTCAGCCCTATTCGGTACGGGTATCGTCAAAGGTCCGATGAACTTCTCCAAGACCATCAGCAAGTGGGGTCGTGATGAAGAAGGCAACCGTGAGTACCAGCCGTATGAGAAGATGGTGCCACGTATCGAAGCAGTATCCGTGTGGGACTTCCACCCAGATCCCTCTGCTTTGAGCCTTGATGACGCAGAGTACGTGATTCAACGTCACCGTATGAACCGTCAGCAGCTACGTTCGCTACAGACTCGTCCGTATTTCGATAAAGAGATAATCGCAGACGTTATTGCTATTGGACCAAACTACACCGACAAGTACTACGAAGATACTGTTCGTAACGATGAGAATGATCCGTCATACCAAGATAACCGCTTCGAGGTACTTGAGTATTGGGGCATTCTCGATGGGTACTTCGCCAAACAGATCGGGATGGATCTCCCTGCAGGGATGGATGACCTCGATCAGGTACAGATTAACGCATGGGTATGCGGACCTCGCGTATTGCGTTGTGTGCTCAATCCGTTTACTCCGGCACGTATTCCGTACCATGCCGTACCGTTTGAGTTGAACCCGTACAACATTTTTGGTGTAGGCGTAGCCGAGAACATGGAAGACGCACAGATGCTCATGAATGGGCACATGCGTATGGCTATCGATAACTTGGCACTTGCAGGTAACTTAGTATTCGACGTTGATGAAGCTGCTCTGGTTCCCGGACAGAACTTCGATATCTACCCCGGAAAGATCTTCCGTCGTCAGTCAGGTGTCACAGGTACTGCAATCAATGGTTTGAAGTTCCCGAACACAGCGGGCGAAAACATTCAGATGTACCAGATTGCGCGTCAGCTCGCAGACGAAGAAACGGGTATCCCGTCAATTATGCACGGTCAGACGGGTGTAACAGGTACGGGGCGTACAGCTTCGGGTCTGTCTATGCTGCTCGGTTCTGCCAGCTTGTCGATGAAGACGGTTATCAAGAACATCGACGACTTTATGCTTAAGCCGCTGGGTGAGGCGTACTTCCAGTGGAACATGCAATTCAATGAGGAATCGCCTGACATCGAAGGAGACCTAGAGATTAAACCTCGTGGTGCTTCGGCTGTCATGCAAAAGGAGGTACGTACGCAGCGTCTTACGGCTCTGCTACAAACGGTAGTCAATCCGATGTTGGCACCATTTATCAAGATACCTAACCTTATGCGTGAGCTGGCTATCTCCCAAGATATCGATCCTGATAGTCTTGTCAACAATATGGACGAAGCCGCTCTGTACGCAGAGATGCTGAAAGGACTACAGAATGTACAACAAGGAGCAGGCCCGCAAGGTGGCCCCGCTGGTCAACAACCCGCAGGTATGGGACCCGACGGTGGAGTACCTCAAGGAGCTTCAGAGCTTGACGCTTCGGGGGTTGGTGATGGCACAATCGGAACAGGAAATGTTCCGTCTGCAGGGGAAAGCGGCTTTACTGGAAATGCTCCTGAGTTTGAAGAATAACTACACAGAAGTTATGAAGAATGGCGCTTAATGAGGATACAAGCACAGATTTTAATGTAGGCGTTTCTGCACCTGAAGCCCCCGTGCTCGAGCCTGTCGGGGTAGAATCCCCAGAATCCCCTGACGTGGCTGGTCCATTTAACTTATTTAATGTGACGAAGGATCAGTCCGTAGAAGACACGAGCTTCTCTGAGTCATTTTTACAGAACTTGATGAATAAGGCAGGGCGTAGATATTTAGGTCCTGATGAAGATGAAACCTTTTTAGGCGAAGACTTACGGAATGCGTTTCAAAAAATAGCTGATATTGGTGATGATATTGTAAGTGTGTACGACTTTGTACAGGAAGTTCCGGGAAAAGTTGATTGGGTCACTGACAATCTTATCAAGTACAAGTACGGAATATCAGACGAAGAAGCTACGCTGGTGCGTCAGTACTTTGAGTCAGGCAGCTACATTGCAGGTACATCTGGAGTAACAGTAATCCCCGGATACGAAACTACGTATTACGATTTTCCTACAGGAGAGGGGCCCCCTGTATTAAAAAGCGAATACACAGAAGGCGTAGTTATGCAAGATCTTCCTCCACTTGCTGATCCTGCAGATTATGTTGATATATACAAATCCCTTTATCCGGGAATGACTAACGCAGGTATTAACGCGCTTATAGCTGCTGATCTTGCAAGTAAGACTCCTATTGTTAGTTTGTATGATGTAGGGAGCGGTGCACTGGATGTGTTATCGAGCCCAACCATACCAGCATATCAAGCGGATATAATTGATACTGTTGCTAACTACACAGGTGCCGTAAAAGACACTGCAAAGTCGGTTACAGATGCAACGGCAGACTACGCTAATTTTGCAAAAGACGCCGCAAGCTGGGCAACAGCCATTCTAGCTCTCGATAGTTTTGTGTCAGACCCAAATGCTAAAACAGGTATATACGCAGGTTCCGCTGCTGTTAATCTTGCTGCTAACGTGTTCGGAAGTGAAGCTGCTGCCGCTGCAGCGGGCGTAATAAACCCGATTACTTGGGCTTTAGTTGCTATTGACGTTATAGATTTTATTAAAGGCATGGATGTAGACTACGAGCGCTCTCAAGCCGTTCTAGGATATAATAACGGAGCATTCAGCGTAGATTATGTAGGCGGTGCCGACAAGGGAAGTCCTGCGTGGGCTTATGGACAAGCTAACGCTGCTTCTGACATTCTTAATATGATGGTCAAAGATTACGGCTTCTCTATTAATGAAACAAAATTCCGCAAAGTGTTTGGCGAAGTCGGTAACGAGTTTATGAACAAAGCGTACATAACCGATAGCCAAGCCTATGCTCAACAGGGCGGACGTAACGCATCGTACAGCGGAGCTGACTTAGTGTACAGTCTTATAAAAGGCGGAGCGTTTAATATCACAGATAAAACCCCAAAAGAGGTGTATGCAAGTCCTCTTGGTTCTATGAATTTTATATCCGAGCTTATTCAAAAAACAAATGACAGAGCTGTTGCGTACTATGTGCGAGATGGCATGTTTGATTTTAGTAAGCCAAATGTCAGGAACGTCATAAACCCAGACTATTTTCAAGGGCTAGTAGACGAAGGATTTTTTGAAAAAAAGAGGTACTCTACTTATTATGACGCTACTAATTTTAAATGGACCGAACTATCCAATGGGCGGGGCTATCAATTGACCGCCGACCTCACTCCATCCATGATTGATCAAATTAAATACACACGACCATTCTAAGAGGTACTTGAACCGTGCAACGAATTTCAGATATGCGCCCGTTCTTATTTAAGAATAGCACTACCCTCAATAACTTCTTTATGGGCATTAAACCTTCAGCAACAAGCATGGTGGCTACACGGGGCCAGAT